AGTACCTTCAGTTGAAGAATCATCTGATGAAGATGATACATTAAGTTATTTTGCTAAATTAGCGAAAGAATCGTAATAGTGATTAAAAACTAAGCCTCTTAGAGGTATGTTTTATAGGACTCGAAAGAGTCCTTTTTTTTATACTCCGTCTCTACTAAACATTCCAAACATTCTGTTTAGAACGGTTTCATCATCAGTAGTTCCTGTTATTGTAAGATTATCTCCACCGATATTACTTGTATTTTGTTGGTTTAGGTTTTGATACAATGCTTTTCCTTCTCCATACATATCACTCTTATACTCAAGTTCGTTGCCTTCACTATCTAATCCATCAGCTACCGTCATTTTGGATTTAATATAAGAAGCTGCTCCACTTTCCATTTGCTCATTAAACGCTCTATTAAACTCTCCCATTGGAGTTTTGCCGCCAGGTGCGGCTGCTAATAATGCAGCTGCTGCTCCTTTTGCTATTGCTATAGGGAAGTCTACTATTTTTGCAAATACCAGAGCAAGTTCTAGAGCCATATTCTTTAGCATCCCACCTACTCCTATATCAGCAACTGTATCTCTTATTGTATTAATTACTTCGACATAGAAATCAGCTATCATAAAAAATAATTCGTCAAAGAAATCTGCAAATGAGAATTTTCCAAATTTTTCTCTTATGCCATCAACACCAGGTATTAAATCAATAATAAATCCAAGAGCTTGTTTAAGAAAATCTGCAAATTCTCCGATAAGTATTCTAAACGCTCCTCTAAAAGCAGCAAAAAAGCCTCTTACAAATCTTTCAACACTATCATCTATGCCTTTGATATCTTTAAAGATAGCCATGACAGCGCCTATAGCTCCAAATATAGGAAAGAGAATTTTTGAACCAATAACCTTTCCTAATTGTATAAATGCACCTTGTATTGTAGTAAAGAATTGAAAGAATCTTTTTAATGGTCCAGCTTTATCAAAAAATTTACCTAAGTTTTTGGCGGTGTCTTTAAACATTGAACCGTCTTTTCCAGTAAAAGCACTTGCAACCTTATCAAATGTTCCGCCAATAAAGAGAGATAAACTAGTTACTATATTTTTTATATTCGTTTTTAATGCATTAAATGTATTTACAAATGGCCCTTTTAGAAAATTTAAAAACTGACCTATCCCTGTAAAGAATTTAGAGTTAGATGTAATACCAAATTTTAATTCAGTTAAACCTTTAAACGCAAGTGGAGCTCCGGTTAAGAAACCACCAATCGCTTTAAATATTTTAAAAATGTTTTGTATTTGATTATTGACGAGCTTACCTATATCTTTAGCTTGTGCCATAAACTCTTTAAATACCATCCCCATGAAAGAATTTTTATTACCACCTTTAAAGAATTGAGCAAACTTAGAATTTTTAAACAAATCTTTAAAGTTAGCTTTTAAGTTTCCAAATCCAAGCTTTATTGAGGCAAACAACTTATCGAGCTGAAAAAAGGTATTAAATTTCTTAGCGCCACCTCCTAAAAATAGTCCTATTTTTTTAAACGCGTTGGCGTATACGCTTGCTACACCTTGCACAGCTCCTATTAGTAATCCAACAACTGCAGTTCTAATGATAAGTCCAATAAGTGTTACACCATCTTTATCTCTAAATTGGTCTTGTAATAGTTTATATTGTTTCTTTAATTGTCTAAAAGTATCAGTTAAAGTATCGTTTCTTTCTTCATCTCTTCTTTCTTCAGCACGTTGTCTAATAAGTTCTTCTTTTGTAGCTTCTATATCGTCTAATCTACCTTCTCTTAAAGCAAGAATTAATTCTTGCATAGAAACTAATTGAGCATTAGATAAAGCATGACCTTCATTTTGTACGTAATCTTGTAGCTCATTCGCATAAATCATAGATTCTTTTTGAATAGCTGATTGGTCTTCATTCATTTGTTGTAGTTTATCAACTACACTATCAAGCGTACTTTTTACTGGTCCTGTTGAACTTTTTATACCGGCCATGTTTTATTCCTTATTTACCGAATGCTTTACCAGCTTCAGATATACCAAACGACCCTAGTGTTACTACCACAAAGGACGTGTAAATTGTTTCAGAAACCTTTAAGTCAATATCCCATACTAATGCTGTAACTAAATCGGTTATACCGAAAGTCATCATTAAAAAGAATGATATAAATCCTATGATTGCTTTTTCGTTCAAGTCGTTATTATCTAAGAATAAGTCCATGAACCTTCTTTTACGAGGTCCTAACCTTTCAGCGGCCTCTCTGGCCTGGTCTTTCATTTCCTTAATTTGGTCTTCTTGTTCGTCAAGCTTGTCAATCATAGCCATATACTTTTCTAAGTCTATTTCTACTTCATTTCTGCTGTTGTCTTGTTGATTATCAGCCATTATTATCTCCTCATTTTTTGGTTCTCGCGTTCCATACGCTCATTTTCCTTTTCTATATGGTCCTTAAGCAAAGAAATATATATCTCCCTTTCCCACGGCACCATATCATTTAATTCTGTCAAACTATATTGATGATGCTGCATCATAGCAAAATTAGTCTTATAATGGTTTACAAGACTATCGTGCGAAAGGCCTACGTAAAAAAACTAGAAAGTCCTCTTAATACCTGTTCTTGCTCTTTTCCACACTCACATTTATAATTAACAGTGTGTTGTACTGACGGCATATCTCTAAAAAATTCTGACAATTTTAAAAATTGTACATTATTTAAAGAATCTACAAAGTTAGTTAAAGACTTACTAGATTCGCTATCAGCTGGATACACTGCATCAGCATCAAATATAGAATCTATGCATGCCATTATCATACTCATAGCTTGCTCAGCATCGTTCTCATCAACCTTACCCATTTTATCGACATCTTTCATCGATGGGTATTTCATTACAACACCAACATCATCAGTCAACATAATATTAGTTTTTTCATTACTAATAGTTGGTATTTCAATGTCATCAAAGTTAATACGTATTTCATTAACTTTCTTACATGATTCATCACCACATTTTATTTTCAATTCCATCGATTCACCGACAGATTTTGATCTTAATGCTAAAAATATAGCTTCAATGTCAAACATTGCTAATCCTTCAACATCAATTTCTTCTTCAATACAAGATTTAATAACATCCATTGTAGCTCTGGCGATAACTTTATTATCATCAGACTCCATAGCCATCATTAATATCTTTTCTTCTTTCACTAGATATGGTCTGTAACCAACTGTTTGACCAGTTGATGGTATAACCATACTGTACCTAGCTGTATTTAGCTCTGGTAAAGCCATAATAATTCTCCTATTATATTATCCAAATATAGACAACGCGCTTCTTATCGCGCTACCTGTACTACTTAGTGCGCCTTGTGGCACACATTTATCATAAGCAAAACTCACATTCAATTTTTGAATCGCGTTAGTACTTTCGTTAGAAAGCGCTATTTCACTCACACTTAGCGGGAATGCTCCCTCTAATTTTACACCATATATTGGCACATCTTGTTCATCTAACTGCTGTATTATTACATCACAGGTAATGTCATCTTTATATGCTACACAATATTTTTCGGTATCTACTATACTATTTATCCATTTGTCAAAGATAGTTTTCATATAATAATCATTTGTTAGTAAAAAACTTAATGATACATCGTCTTGAATATATCCATAAGGTATTTTTACTGAATTTTTTGTTGTTTGGTAATCCAATGTACTTATTTGTTTGCCTGGCATAACTACTGAATCACAAAGAAGAGATATATCTCTTGGGTCATTAACTATATTCTTTGCATTAAAATTACCAGATATTGCAGAGGATATCATTCCTTGTAAATCTATATTAAGCAAAGATTGCGTAGGTGGTGTAAACATAACATTGAATCTATTAGCTTTTGCTAATCCACCTTTTTTATTTATTAATGACTTTAATCTTTCTATGCTCATTTTTTCTTCCTATTTCTCATATAGTAAGCTTTAGTATTTTTAATACTTATGCTTCCAGAGCTTCTTGCGATTTTATTACTTTCATTCCATATAGCTGTTTTACTCTTCTTCTGAAATTGTTCTACTGGTAAGAATATAGCAATCTCCCAGTCAGTCATTGGAACTCTTGAAAACGCTGAACGTACATTACTACCTAAATAATGTTTAAAACATGGTCTAAATTCTTTAAATTTTCTTACACCTGATAATAAATTATATCTTAATTGTGTAAGCCTAGAGCTTTCAGTAGATTTAGATGGTCCAAATGCCATTAAATCATCTAAGAACGCTGCTCTAGTATTATAATTTAAATAATGTAGATTTAATCCATAGAATCCACCAGGCGCGCTGTCAACCATTACTGTTAATGGAAACCTATCGTAATAAGGTAAAGTGGCTTTATGCTTTGGGTCATAAAAATACATATACATATTGCCACGTATATTTTGACCTGTTCTATCTAAAGCTGAATCTTGTAAAAGAGATGTTCTAGATACTTGTAAATTTTGCACATTTTTCTGGAACCAATCACGTGATTGTCTTGTACGAGTTTGTACTCCAGCTCTGAATGCATTTGCTTGTAAGGTATCGAATAAACTTGCCATATAATCTATTTATACAGTTTTACAGTATCTTTATCCCTAGATTTTTTAAAGTTTCTTCTGTCCATACTTGAAACTTCCAGCCTTTATGTTCAGCAAACTGAGTAGCTGCTTCCCATTTATCTTGATTCTTACTATATGTAATCATCTCATTAATATATCTTTTAGTTTTTTTACTACGTTTTTTAGGTGGTACTGTTTGATTTTTTGGTTTAATCTCTATTAGATAAGTCTTTTTATCTTCCATTTGTATTAAAAGGTCAACAAAATAACGATGTAATTTTTTATCTACAGTAGCTACGTATGGTACAACTACCTCTTCTGAATTCCATAATTTAACTTTTGGATTGTTTTCACACCATTTAAATGCTTGTCTTTCCCATAACGAACGGTATACAACTTTCTTTGCATCACCTGCGTATTTTTCTGGTCGTTTTATTGTGTATCTGCCTCTGTAACTCATATAAATAACTCTATAGTATTAATTAATATAAGTATTTATATAGGAGAAAAGCATGAGTGCATGGGCCGAATGGAAAGCAGAAAGAGCAGCAAAGCGAGCAGCTAGAAAAGCTGTGAAAGAAGCAGAGCGAGCAGCTAGAGAAGAGAGTCAAGGCCTTGTCGATTCAATAAAAGAATCGATAGAAAATATAAGTGATGCTACTGTACAAGAAAGAGTTGGTATATCACAAGGCCAACGATATCACTTTCCAAGCGATTTAGCAGCTGGAGCTGAAGCTGGATATCCTCTTATTAGATTTGGTATAGGACAAACAAATGGAACAAAAAACGTATCAATTATATTACATCAACCACCAGGTATTTCAGTAGCTGATGGCGCAAACTATACATCATTTGATGCTGGTACTTTAAAAAGTATTGCAGGTATAGCTTCAGGATTAAAAAGTGGAGGAGTTAGCTCAGTTACTGATGCAGATTTATATGCTACAGCTATTCTTGCCAAAGATAACCTAGCTAATCTAGCGGGCGGAAAAATCGATAAAATAACAAGTGCGGCAGCATTAAAAGCTGGTATTGCAACAAACCCGTATTCAAGAACAGGATATGAAAGTACAAATGTAAGAGGATATTCTTTTTCTTTTAAATTAGTTGCGCAAAATGCAGAAGAATCT